GCAAATACTGGCGGTGGAGGTGGAGGTGCAGCAGGAACTGGACCAAATCTTGATGGACAAGCAGGAGGAAGTGGAGTAGTCATTTTAAGAGTGGCAACTTCTGATTATTCTGGCACTACATCGGGTTCTCCAACAGTTACAACATCAGGTTCAGATACTATAATTACATTCAACGCATCAGGGAGTTACACAGGATAATGGCACACTTTGCAAAAATAGGAGTAGGTAATATTGTTGAAAAAGTCGTAGTAGTTTCAAATAATGTAGCAACATCTGAACAAGCAGGTGTAGAATTTTTACAAAATTTATATAAAGATAGAGCAGTTTGGAAACAAACATCTTTTAATACTTTTGCAGGTAAACATTGGACATTTACTAAAGATGAAAATAATAACGATATTAAAATTGAATCAACAGATCAATCAAAAGCATTAAGAAAAAATTTTGCTGGAACTGGTTTTACATATGATCAAACAAGAGATGCTTTTATACCACCAAGAGAATATACTTCATTTATTTTAGATGAAGATACTTGTTTATGGAAACCCCCTGTTGAACAACCAACTTTAACAGAAGAAGAATTTAATAATGGCAAAATTTATAAATGGAATAATAAAATTAAACAATGGGAACTAGATGAGTAAAATAGAAGTAGATCAAATAGATCCGCAAAGCGGAACAAGTTTAACTATAGGTACATCAGGTGATACAGTTACTTTACCTAGTGGAGTAACACTAAGTATTGCTTCAGGTGCAACATTAACTAATAGTGGAACAGCTACAGGTTTTGCTAGCATTGATTGGCAATCAACTGTCGTAACAGGTGCTACGCATACTGCGTCAGCTAATCAAGGTATATGGATTAATACCACATCTAATGCTTGTACTTTAACATTACCTGGTTCTCCTTCTGTTGGAGATCAATTAATTTTTTCAGATTTCAAAAGAAATTGGGCAACCAATGCAGTTACTTTAAGTTTAAACGGATCAAAATTTCAAGGCAATACAAGTCCAGCTCCTATTTATGATACTACTGGTGAAACAGTTCATATTGTTTATTCAGGTTCTACTCAAGGGTGGATACCTATTAATGATGGTTCTGTTGCTCTGGAAACACCTCAAAGTAAAACAGTTAATTTTTTAGTTATAGCTGGTGGAGGTAGTGGTGGTAAATCAAAAGGTGCTGGAGGGGGTGCTGGAGGTTATAGAGCAAGTTTTAATAGTGAAGCCTCAGGAGGAGGTGGTAGTTCAGAAACTGCTTTAGAAATGGTTCCTTCAACTACTTATACAATTACAGTTGGTGGTGGGGGTGCTTCTGTATCTGCTCCTAGTATTACAGGAAATGATGGAGTAGCCAGTTCGATTTCTGGTAGTGATATTACAGATATAACCACTGTCGGTGGTGGAGGTGGTGGTGGAGATGCAACTCCAGGATCTGGAAATACTGGTCGAGATGGTGGATCAGGTGGAGGTGGTGGAGGTAATGGACCAAATCCAGTTGCAGGTGGTTCAGGTACAAGTAATCAAGGTTTTGCTGGTGGAACAGGTTTTGCAGGAAGTCAAGCTGCTGGTGGTGGCGGAGGTGGAGCAGGTGCAGTTGGAAGCAGTGTTCCAGGAAATGGTCAAGCTGGTGGTACTGGAGGTGCAGGAGTAGCATCAACAATTACAGGATCGTCAGTCACAAGAGCTGGTGGTGGTGGCGGTATTAATGAATCAGGATCCGTTGCAGATGGACCAGGAGGTGCTGGTGGAGGTGGTAATGGTAATACAGGTGGAGGTGGTGTAGGAACTGCCAATACAGGAGGTGGTGGAGGTGGATCACATAGTGCTGCTTCTGGTGCTGGTGGAAGTGGTGTAGTTATTTTAAGATTGGCAACTTCTGATTACTCAGGAGCATCAACATCAGGTTCGCCAACAGTAACGACTTCGGGATCAGATACAATATTAACATATACAGGAAGTGGGAGTATAACTTTATAATAATGGCACATTTTGCAAAATTAGGAACAGGAGATGTAGTTTTAACAGTTGAAGTAGTATCAAATGATGTTGCAACAACTGAAGAAGCTGGAGTACAATTTTTACAAACTTTATATAATAATAGAGATGTATGGAAACAAACTTCATACAATACTTATGGTGGAGAACATAGATTAGGTGGCACTCCATTTAGAAAAAATTATGCTACAATTGGTGGTAAATATGATTCAAGTAGAGATGCTTTTATTGAACCAAAACCTCATGATAGTTGGATATTAAACGAAACAACTTGTCTTTGGGAAGCACCAATTGAACAACCAACTTTAACAGAACAACAAATAGAAGATGGGGCAATTTATAATTGGAATGAAACAACACAACAATGGGATTTAGATGACTAGTAAAATTAAAGTAGATAATATAGAAGATACATCAGGTAATGCAGTTATAACTAAAACTAGTAATACTGTTACAATTGGAAAAACTGGAGATACAGTTTCAGTTGCAGCAGGTGCTTCATTAACAGGTGCTGGTATTGAATGGCAATCTACTATTGTTACAGGTGCTACACACACTGTATCTGCTAATCAAGGTATATGGATTGATACAAGTTCAAATGCCTGTACTCTTACTCTTCCATCCTCACCTTCTGTAGGTGATCAAGTAATTTTTACAGATTACGCAAGAAACTGGGGTACAAATGCGGTAACATTAAATCTTAATAGTGAAAAATTTCAAGGAAATACTACACCTGTCCCTGTCTATGATACTACTGGTGAATCAGTAAATATTGTTTATTCAGGATCAACTAAAGGTTGGATTCCCAATACTGATGGAGCAGTTGCTTTAGAAACACCACAAACTTATAATGTTCAATATCTAGTAGTAGCAGGCGGTGGTGGTGGAGGATTTGATAGAGGTGGTGCTGGTGGAGCAGGTGGTTATAGAAATTCATACGCATCTGAATCATCAGGTGGTGGTGGTAGCACAGAAGGTGTAGCAGCTTTTAATATATCATCAACAGTTTATACGATTACAGTTGGTGCTGGAGGTGCAGGAGCACCAGCTAATACTGCAGCAGGTTCAACTGGTAGTGTCAGCTCAATAGCTGGTAGTGGTTTAACAACAATTTCATCTGCTGGAGGAGGAGGTGGTGGCTCTGATGGTCCAAGTGGAAAAACTGGTGCAGCAGGTGGATCAGGAGGTGGAGGTGCAGGAACTTCTGCTAGTGCAGGTGGTGCAGGAACATCAAATCAAGGATTTGCAGGAGGTGCAGCAGAAGGAAGTGGAAATCATAGAACTGGTGGAGGTGGAGGTGCAGCCGAAGCTGGTAATAGTGATGGTCAAGGTACAGGGGGAGATGGTTTAGAATCTTCAATTACTGGATCAGCAACATTTAGAGCAGGTGGTGGAGGTGGTCAACAAGATTCAAGTGCAGGAATTGGTGGAGGACAAGGTGGTGGTGGTAATGGTGGTAGAACTAATCCAGCTGGAGATCCAGAAAATGCTACAGCTAACACAGGTGGTGGTGGTGGAGGTGGAGGTGGAAACTCTCCACAAAGAGATGGTGGTAATGGAGGATCAGGAGTAGTTATATTAAGAATGGCTACATCAGATTATTCAGGAACACAAACAGGTGGAACTGTAACAACATCTGGCTCAGATACAATTATTACATACAATTCAACAGGGAGTTATACATCAGGATAATGGCACATTTTAGTAAATTAGGAATAGGAAACGTAGTAGAGCAAGTTGTTGTAGTATCTGATGATATAGCTACAACAGAACAAGCAGGAATAGATTTTTTAAATAACTTATATAATACTCCTCATGGTGTATGGAGACAAACTTCATATAATACAAGAGCAGGAGAACATAAACTAGGAGGTACACCTTTTAGAAAAAATTATGGTGCAATAGGTTTCATATATGATGAAACTAATCAAGCATTTATGCCACCTCAACCTTTTGATAGTTGGCAATTAAATACAGATACTTTTCTTTGGGAAGCACCAGTTGCAGAACCAGTATTAACAGAAGAACAGTTATCTAATGGTGCTAGAAATTATTGGAATGATAGTAAACAAATTTGGGAAACAACTGACTAATACTTAAAATTATTTTATATTTTTGTATTAGTATTTATGAAAAAATTAAGAGATTACATATTACAATTAGATAATTGGATTCCTAAAAGTATTTGTAAAAAAACTATAAGTGATTTTAAAAATCATAAAGATTGGGAAAGACACCAATGGACAAATAGTATATCTTATAAATCAAAAACTTTATATGGAAATAAAGAACTTGATGTTTTACAAACTAAGAGTTTAACACATATTCAAAAACTACATAATTACACTTGGAAAGCAATAGAAAAATATATTTTAACTAATAGAGTTGGTGGTGATCTTCTTACAGGTTGGAAAGGCTTTACCCAAATAAGATATAATAGATATCAAGAAGGTCAAAAAATGGCCAAACACCATGACCATATTCACGATATATTTGATGGTAACATAAAAGGCATACCTATGTTAAGTATAGTAGGAGTTTTTAATGATAATTATGAAGGTGGAGAATTTATTATGTTTGAAGATTATGAAATTAAATTCAAAGCTGGAGATATTTTAATTTTTCCATCTGTTTTTTTATACCCTCATTTAGTAAAACCAGTTAAAAAGGGCATTAGATATTCTTTTGTTTCTTGGGTTTATTAAATGCAAGAACCTATAATACATAGTCTTTTTCCAACTCCAGTTTATTATACTAAAATGGATAGAGGATTTACAAAACAAGAATTAAATTTTGTAAATGAACAAAAAAAACATTGTAGTAAAAATGAGGGAAACATTAATACAAAAGATAATTATATTTTAAATAGAAAACAATTTAAAAATTTACATAAAATGCTTTCTATTGAGTGCAATAAATATTTAGAAAAAATTATATGCCCAAAAAATAAAGATTTAAAATTATATATAACACAATCTTGGCTCAACTATACTGAAAATAATCAATACCATCATAGGCACGAGCATCCTAATTCTTATGTTTCAGGTGTATTATATATAAATTCAGATATAAAAACTGATAGTATAAAATTTTTTCATAATAATACATATATTCCTATTTCTCCTGATATAGATAAAAAAAAATGGAATCATTTTAACTCAAGATCATGGTGGTTTTCAGTAGATACAGGAACATTAGTTATGTTTCCATCATCAACAACTCATCAAGTAGATGTTAAAGAAGGTAATAATACAAGAATATCTTTAGCATTTAATACATTTATTAAAGGTACTTTAGGAGATAATTT